AGCCATGCAAATGTGCGCTTGAACCAAGCGGATAAACTCGCCGAATGCTCCGGTCGGTCTGTCCGACTTAAACATTTCCATTTTCTCGCCTGCGGATAGATAGTTGACCGTGCCCGGATCGAGCGACTGCAATCGTGCGACCTGTCCTTGGTCGTTTGAGTTGCCGCGTGCGAAATAGTCGCCTGCGTCTGCCGCGCCGCTCTCGGTAGTAATGACGCCGCTCTGATAGCTAGCGTACTTGATCGCTTGCACCTCGGCCTTGATCGCTTCTTGGAGATCGCGGGTTGCGTTTAACGCAGTAGCGAAAGCAGACCGCCCGCGATATTCATCAAGTCGCGCTGCGTCGAATAAGTGGATAAACTCTTTTGCAACAATATCAACAGGAGAAATATACTGGTTGTTGATAGTGCGCGTGAAAATAGTGTATGAAATGGGTCTTCCATAGTCGTCAACATTTATTCCGCCGATATATTTATCCGTGTCAGTTCTGTCGTAAGGCGAGCCGATGCGGTCAGCCTCTACGCTTTGTAGTTTTAAATCTTCGCGGTCGCGAACGATGATGAACCCGCAGTCGCCATCGCGCAACATTGCGGTAACGGCGAGTTGCAGGAGCGTTGTGAAATTGTGACGCCCCAAGAAATCGCATTCGTTGCACCATTTCTGCCAATATCTTTCGATAGCGGTGTCCGCTTCGCGGTTGCCGGTGCGGGCTTGGTATGCGATGCGGCCGGAAACGTAGGTCGCAAATTTTAAAAGGAGCGAACGGACAGGCGGAAAATTGTCAGCGAGATCGCGAGCGGCTCGGATGAGCGAATACCTTTCGCGAGTTCCGCTTGTGTCTTCGCCACCGCTAACGCCACGGCTGATACCGCGCTTCTCGCTCGTCAATGCAGAATCAAAGCGTCCGAAGTTGCGGAGCTTCGCCTGGTTGACCATGCGATCGAGCGCGGCCTTGGGAGAGACGAACGAAATGGCTTTTGTGAGTAGGTCTTGCGTCATGGTCTCTGGGTCGGAAAGGTCGGCGTGAAACGTCTTACCCTATTTCCGCTGGCGTTGTCAATAGCGGCTTGCAGTTCCTTGATGGTCTGCGCGACCTCGGCAAGATTGGCGCGAGTAAACGAGCGGCCTGCTATGCTGTAGCTCGCTCCTGCAATGGCAATCGCTTTTAAGCAAGCCGTGAAATCGGTCTGCAATTCTTGCAAGGTCGCAAGCGGGAGACCGAAGAATGATTTGTTCATCGCCATTTAAATGTTCGTTGTGTCAATTCTCACCTATCGGAAGAACGCCTGCCAGCATCGCGGACGCAAGCGCGATGCACTCGCAGTCCCACAGATGGTTCGGCCTGCCGCCGATGCGAACCCATCTCTGTTCGACCTGTTTGGTCTTGGAATTGGTCACGTCTTTTTTCATCTCCGACAACATCTGCTTTCGGTAGTCATCCGAAACATCCCTTGCAACTTCCCATTTCGGAACTGCGTCAGCCTGGCGAAGTGACGCCAATTTATCTTTTATGCCTTCGTTCGAGAAAAAGAAATACGCGCATTTCAAACCATCGCTTCCGGCTTGCGCTCCTTCGATCTTGGATACGAAGCGGCGCGTGCGCCTGCCACCTTCGATATGATAAAAGCCATCCTGCCCCGATCCGTGCGATGCCGTCCACCCACGCCGAGCGCATTGCTCGTAGACCAACGGCGTGTCGTAGCCTGCATCAACAACAACGCACCGCGGCATAACGTCAAACTGCTGCTGGATGGCGTCGAGCGTTTCCCACGTCAGCGGACGTGACTCATGCAATAGCATCGAAGACCCATCAACTCGGAAGGCGCGGACGATACACCAGAAGTGATCGCGCTGTTTATCCACGCACATAAAGCGTCGGTGCTCACCGTCGATCTTTTGCCCTTCGAGATACTCGGCCTTCGCATAGTCGCCGGTCGTGATTTCTGGCAAGTCGCTCGTGACTTCGTCCTGCCACGTCTGCGCTTTACGCTTCTGAATAAATTGTTTGAGCGGCTCCAAGTTGCCGCTGCTCTTGGCTTCGTTGGCCTCGATCCACTCCTTCACTATCGAAAACCAAGGAATCCACCACACCGCATAAGCTGGATATTCAAACGAGCGATGCCCCCGCACCGGATGCGGGTTAAGTGCGCGGTAAGTTGCAGTATTTGCAAGGTTGCGTCTAGTCGATGCGTCGTCCTTGTAGCGCGTTTCGCAATGCTCGCATTTCATGTTGACCGAATCTTGCACTTTATCCCAAAGGATGCCGCCCTTCTCGTCGCGCTCGGTCGTGTATTCGATCTGGTCGAACAAGTATCGCTGCCAGTTCCCACATTGGGAACAAGTCCACCCCCACACTTCTCGCGTTCCGCTGTCCCATTCCGCGTCCGCTTCATGTCCTGCGTCCCACCCCTGCGAGACGAGAAGCGTCTTTCGGTTCCAGCGGTCGTGGTGTCGCGCCTTGAGTTCCTTGATCATGCCGCTTTTCCACCGCCAGACCTCGTCACCGATGCAATAGCGCATAGATTTTTCTTGAAGGTTGGTCATGTTCGCACCGCCTGCGAAGAGAACCATGTGCGGAAAGAGAATCGTGGTCTTGCGTAGAGCGTGCCTGTCTTCCGGGAACAAGTCGCGAACAGGCTTGCATTCTTGAAAAATCGGCAACAGGCGCGACTCCGTCCAGTCCTTGACCATGTCGTCAGTCTGACCGACGAAAAGCGTCGGCCCAGGCTTTTGCGCCACGATGAAACAAGCCAGCGTTTCCATCATGGTCGTCTTGCCGCCTCCGGTCGGTGCGCGTAGAAAGACCTGCGTCGTCTCGTCATCACTCGCCGCCAACAGTGGCGCGTTGAGCCACGGCGCAACCGAGGGATCAAAGCGCGAAGCGCGATCCGAGTTCGGAAAGCTGACGTGATCGCTTGCCCAGTCAAGTATCGTGCCGTCGAATGCTAACTTGATGCCGTCGCGGATGCCTTGTGCTAGTGGGTTCATCGCATTCCGAATATCTGTTTGAGAGCGTCTACATTCGCAGATGCCGGTTGTTTAGATGTCGGCTCCTCTTCTCCGTCATACATGGCAATATCCCACGTCGTCTCAAACATCTTTCGCAGCCCAGCAGCAGACAGCGTCACGTTGTTTTCACCGTCGAATGAAGGATTGCGTTTTGAGTAAATTTTCCAGAGTTCGCGTTTAGTCATACTTTCTCTAATTCAGTTCGGATCTCTGCAAGGATAGCCTGCGTCCGTTCGTGCAGTTTCTTTCGCAAGCTGGCTTCGTCTAGCCCTGCCAATGCGCCGCTGGCGTCGTTGACCAATGCCGCAAGCTTTGCGCTGAAGATCGCTCCGATTCGGATACCAGCTTCGCGGACTACGGCGTTCTTGATGTATTCCCCGCGATCAACCGAAAGCGCAAACTCGATCTTCTCGCATTCCAGTAATGTCTTCCGTAGCTTCGCCTGCTGGATGTTCTCCGGCGCGGTGTCGCCCCTCCCATGCGTTTCGAGCCAATCCTTCCGCCACTCCGTAGCGGCCTCGATGCTGGTCATAGGCATCCCCTGCTTGACCATCTTGTGAATGTTCGGCTGCGTCATGCCCCATGCTGCTGCAAGTTCTGCCTGCGTCAGCCCCTTGCCATCCCGCTTTGCCGCAAACTCTGCCGCAATCTTCGACTCTCGCGCCGTCAGCGTCTTCCCATCCTTCAGCTTTTGCAGGATGTTTTTAAACTCGGCTTCGCGAATCTTCCCCTGAAGATCGGATGCAGGTTGCGGCGGTTGGGTTTTCTTTGCGCTCATGGTTTAGGTTGTAACCACTGATCAATCACGGCGCGGGCGACTTGCTCTGTCATCTTTGGCGGGACGCTCATGCCAATCATGTATTTCCCGATCTTGTCGGTCTTGGCTTCATAGTCGTCAGGAAAGCTGCCGAGGCGTTTAGATTCTCGATATGTAATAACTCTCGGCGTGTCCCAGTGAGCTTGATCTGATTCACAAGAAGTAATAGTAGGAGCTGGCTTTTTGTCGTCGTATCGAACTTTTGTAAACCAGTTATCTTTTCCCATAATTAAGCTACACGCTTTTTGAAAGCTATCTCCCTTTTTTGTTGATTTCCACAGCTGCGCATACAGACTCGACACCTTAGTGTTCTTCTTTTCTGCATCTGTCAAAGTCTGCAAGTCCTCGGTCGCCTCTCCTGCTGAGATCCAACGATGTTTCGGTGCAAGTTTCAACGGCGGTGTTTTGATGTCGTCACGGATTGCCACAAAGAAAACCCTTTCCCTTCGCTGCGGGACTCCGCAATCCGCCCCGTTCAAAAGGAAAAGTTGTGGCCGGTATCCGATCTCTTTGAACCGTGCCATCACCATCTTTGTGTAGCCTTTGGCATTGCCAAGAATCATGCCTTTGACGTTTTCAGCAATAGCGACGCGAGGCTTGAGCCGCTCGACTAGGTCAAGATAGTCGAAGAATAGGTCAGACAATACTTGCTTTGCCTGTCCCTCGCGGAAGTGCTTGTCTTTGCCCCATGCCTTCTCTCGGCTTCCGGCCATCGAGAACGTCGAGCAAGGCGGTGATCCGTCAAGGATGTCTAAGGCGAAAAGCTCTGGCGGCAAGTCTGCCGTGAGCAAGTCGCGGATCGGACATAGGAAGTAGTTTGGCGGGTTTAGGTTCTTCTTGTAGTGCCACGCCATTTCCGGGTCGATGTCATTGGCGGC